TTACCCTGTAAACGACTGCTCTGCAGAGGTGGTTTTCATGTCGGAAATCTTGTAAAAATCACTGAATACGGACTGCTGTGTTGCGTGTGTATAAACGCCCAGTGTCATCTTGATAGAAGAATGGCCCATGATATACTGTACAGTTTTTATACCCATACCGTTGTTTATTGCGTTCGTGCAGAATGTGTGACGCAGAATGTGCGGCGTGATATGCGGTATCTTAGGACCGTCAGGAAATTTCTTCGTGTAGCTTTTTTCAATGCTCTGGAACGTTTGAAGCACGAAATTTTCGCACCGCAAGCCGTGCCCGTCGATCTTTGACAGAAATATGAAGTTGGTGTAACCGTCAACCTCTGGCTCTGTTTCTGGGTGTGGTCTTTGTTCTATCACGTTTTGGAAGCACTGATATACTTCTTCTGACATTGGAACATAACGACGCCCACTGTTCGATTTTGGCGGGCATATCTTCCAGACATTGTGACGGTTTACAGTCAAATAGCATAACTGATGGTTCACAAAAATCCGCCTGTGCTCAAAATCAACGTCGTCAAATGTAAGACCATACAACTCGCTGATACGAAGCCCGGTTCCGAGCAAAATTCTGAACTCATCCTCATATTTCCTGTAGCATTTACTGCCGTGGATATAGTTGAAGAACAAATCAACTTCTTCTTGTGTAAGTGCAGATCTCGGGGTGGAATCATTCTTAATGACTTCTTTCAATGCGAAATCAAACGGGTTTTTCAGTACGATTTCATCATCACAGGCCATCTTGAATGCGTTGCTCAGTATCGTCTTATAATACGACACCGTGGAATATTTGCGTCCCTTATACAATTCTATCATGAACTGTTTTGCACTGCTGATTTTAACGAACCTGACTGGCGTATATACGAAATCATAGCGTTTCAAACTGGTTAGGGTATTATGATAGTTGCTTTTTGTGGAGAATGCGAGGCCCTGTTTTACAGTAAGAGATTTCTCGACAAGGTCAATAACACGTATGTTGCCGTTTGTATAATCTAAATGTTCTCTTAGTGCTTTTTCTAACTCCTCCTCTTTTTCCCTCAGTGTCTTTAAATCTGCAGAGTACATGGTTTGACGTTTGCCCCTTATATCGGTATACCGATACATATAGCTGCCGTTCTTGCGTTGGCTTTCGCCGTTCTTTAAAACTCTGCCTTTGTTGTCTTTTCTACGTTGTACGGACATTGTGTGCCCTCCTTTAAAAGCTAAAAGAGAGCCTTAGTATGACACCCTTATTATATCACACCAAGGCTCTCTTTGTCTTATGATTTTGTGAAAGTCGATTTATCAAATACTGAAACTTTGTTCAATATATTGGTCAAAACGCTTGCGCTTGATAAGACGTTTACTGCCAACCCAAAGAACGAAGGGGCAACTACCGTCTTTTGTCATTTCGTAGAGTCTGTTGACGCCGATACCGGAGTAGGCGGCTGCCTCTTCAAGGGTCAGGTTTTGTTTTTCCCAGATAGGGACTTCCTTCATAGCCAGTCACTCCTTAAAAGCATATCCCAGCTCGTAGTAGTTGCGGCAGACATTGATCCGTTTACTATCATGGTAGCGATAGCCGATGATTAGCGTGTCGCCAGTTGAAACAAGTACCGGGCTGAAATCCTTTGGATCATCACGTTCCTGCTTTTTTAGCATCTTTTTGACGGCCTGGACATGCTGGTCGATTTCTTTATCGGTCAGGTGTGTGCCATGGCCAAAGTAGTAGAAGTCATTCGGAAATTTCTTCATCATCTGCCACCATATACTTTTTGAAGAATTCGGCCAGCGTCATGCCGTTGAGCTTGGCAAGGCCGGTACAGACAGCATCGACATTTTTTGGGGTAGAGGCACCGATTTCCGTGGTGCAGTATTCCAGCGGGTTCGAGTATTTATAGCCCCAATCTGTGAATATCCACTGGCCGTCATCGTCAACGACCGCAATGACATGATCGGCATTTGTATCAGCCCATGCCTTGACAGGTTTGCCGTGGAAAGTAAAATCATGTACCTCATAGTCGGGGTTATCCGCGATATTCGTGCCCTCAGCATAACGCCACCAGAGACCGAAGAATTTGTCGTCCCATGCTTCGCCTACGATATCATCGTTGAGGATGTTGAATTCCGATTCAGTGAATTCCCATACAGCAAAACTGTCGGCCCAAGGAGAATCCTCGGTAGGAGTGTATAAGTAGGAGCGTTTGGCGTTTTTCAGGCCAAGTGCTTCGACGACTTTCTCAAAATCACCGCTGGTCATAATTTCAATCATTTGCGTTTTGTCTCCTTATTCATAAGGTTGATCACATTCTGGTTATCATCTATGTTCATGGTGGCGGCGGTAACAGCAGAACCAAAATAGTCACTTACAATATCAGAAAGCCATCCATCAAGATCATCAACGAAGACTTTATCTGTCGGGAGGAGCTTGCCCCTTGTATCCTGTTTACTGCGGAAAACGATGGGTTCCGGGATAGTAAGGCCAAGCTGGTCAGCCATCATCTGTATATATTTTTTACTGCATCTGTTTCTGGTCATGATTGGATAGCCGCTCAGATGGCTAAGTTGGACCAATGTATATGTTTTGCCGGACCCCCTACCACCTTGGATAATTTTCATGTTGCGCTGACCCTCCAGACCTCGCTTTTATCCCACTCGATCAGCTGGTCGATGGTCTTGGGGGTATAATCGTGCAGCATGCAGCCTATATTGATGATATTGCCGCGATTATTGGCAATGCTGTAGATATTGTCGCGGAGTTCGCCTTTCCACTCATTGAGCCAGGCATTTTCGCGGGTGTTATGTACGTGGCCGCAGAGCATCCAGCAATGCGGGGAGTAGCTATGGTTGTAAAACATAATGGGGTAGTGGCACAGAATGAGATTATTTCCATTGTCATTGATTTCAGCATAACCGCTGATGCTCGAAAAGTAGTGCATCATATCTGACGTGATCTTATCGTGGTTGCCCTTAATAAGGTGGATGCGGCCTTTAAGCATTTGGAGGATCATGGGAGCGTCGTCCGTATTCCAGAACATATCGCCCAATACATAGACATCATCGCGTTCAGTTATAACGTCGTTCCAGCGATTGACCAGATCATTGTTCATCTGCTCGATGGTCTGATAGGGACGCTTATCAAACTGGATAATGTTCTGATGGGAAAAGTGCAGGTCTGCGATATAATAATTCACTTGGATTCCTCCTTTTTGTCGGCGTAAAAACTCTGATAATCAAACCAACGGTCTTTAATGATGTTTCCGATGATTTTGACGGTATCGCCCCATTTTTTAGTAGCAACGCGGACGTACTTACCCTTCATGTCCTCCAGACGTGACACACCTACGATATCCATGATACGCATAATGACTTCCATGCCAGCCGCAGATCCTTCATAAGAGTCCTTGTCGTAACTGTCAGGGTAGATATTGCCAAGACAATAACCGCCGTACACACAGCCCCATCCATCACCCTTCAGCGTAATATCAAGCGTCAGGCAGCAGTAGTCACCGGACGACAGCGAAACATTTGTGATAAGAGCGTTGTCGAGTTTATAACCTTCTGCGATAAGTTCTTTTGCCGTATATTTTTTCATAAATACCTCCTTAATCATCCAGCAGAGCTGCAAATTTATCCAGCTCCAGTTCAGTCTTTTTGTCAGCAGAAAGCAGACTATTGAGACGTGTTTCGGCAGCTTTAAGTTCTGCAGCCTGCTTGCGGGTCTGCTCGACTGCACGCAGTTCTTTAATGTCATGCATCCAATCGGCGAGATAAAAGCCGTCCAGCATAATTGTAGATGGGTCAATCTGTAGGTCATAAGCCGACATGCGCAAAGCGTTAAGCTTGAGATACAAAAGTGTAAGCGTATCACCGCCTGTGTGCAGATTGTATTTGATACCGTCCATGGTCAGCTGACAGTTTGTGATAAGGCGGGGCCGGGTGTTCGCGCTTTTTAAGGCAGTACGTTTATCTTCAATCTTCTGTTTAAGAAGAATAATACGATCATCATTCGTCAAAGTCGTAGTTGTCATTGAAAAACTCCTTTTTATAAAACTCACCGTTAGTAAGATAGGTATAGTGCCACACCGGAGTAAAATGGTTAAGTAATTCTGTCAAAGTTACAGGTCGTTCTTTATAGCCCCAAACTTTCTTGGTTTGCCAGCTATAAACTGGATTGGTGTAAAGTGTCTCGAAAGTGTCCGCAACAAAATCATCAATATTTAGAGCCGGAGTATAGTCATAGTCTCCGTTCGTCACATAATAAATAGGAGCATCTGGGTTTTTCCACTCTGGAAATTGGGTAGATGTATCAGCCTTAGTGATATATCGTAAACAGACATGGGTAATTGTGCCATCGTTGCGTCTTACAAACATTCTTAGGAGATTATGCAAAGGGTAGCGATAAGAAGGATTCCAAGGGCATTCTTTAAACAACAGACCCATGATTTCATTAACTGCGAAAGGCACAAATTTGTCCTTTGATATATCTTCCGGTGAAAAGTGCGGATTTTTCTTCATAAGAGAAACATAGTCCGCATATTGGTCAGACATTATATCGCTCGTTTCTTCAGTTACCAGACGAGTCAAGGACTTTGGAATAGAAATTTGTGGAACAACTGTATTATGCGGGCCAGAACCTTCATATCCAAAGAAAAAGCGCTTTCCGATTTTTGCGTTGATTCTACCAAATCGTCCACTGTCAGGGTCACGAACACTGTCGTAAAAATCATATTTACCTAGGTAGACATATTGTTCGCTGTTGGTGAATTTATAGGTGTGACCGACAATAAGGTCTTTGCCCTTAATGAAGGTTTTGGAAAATTTTGCGATGCTGATCTTTTGACTTTCTTTATATTCAGGAGAGTCCACAGGGACAAGCAGAAGTTCTGCACCGTCCCAACCATAAACAAACTCACCAGCCAAACCCTTGCCCTTGATACAATCGCTGTTTTCAAGGATCCAGAGAAGATTGGGAACGGTGATTTCAAACTCAAAGCCACGTGGGTCATAGACGCGAACATAGGTCTGGCGTGGGTCGTAATGATAGCAATAACCGCCAACCTTTTTATTCAGGACAAAACCTGTTGTTGGTTCATTAACAAGTTCTTGTGGATCAATATTTCTGTCACGCCAGTTTTGCCAGCTGTGTTCTTTGCGAAGCTTACCTTTTTCATCATAATAGATTACATAGGCAAGTTTACCGGTGAAGGTATCTTTGCGGTTCTGAAATCCAACCATGAGTTGTTCTGGAATAAAAATTATAGAATTCATGATTACATCTCCTGTGCGAGTGCGGCGATACGGGAACGGTAGATGTTTTGCAGCTTGACCTCGCCGTAGAAGTCGCTGCCGCGGAATACCTCGCTGAGGCGGCGCATACCATTGTTGGAGCCGGAGTAAGCAGCCATATCGACCTGTGCCTCATAATCACCGTCAATGATGGCGATACAGTCCTCACCGATACGCTGGAGGGCCAGGCGCATCATTTCGATGTCGAGGTTCTGGGCCTCTGTGATATAAACGGCGCAGTTCATGCCGGTGGTATCAAAGCCACGGATATCGGAAAAGGGGAGAAGCTGGATCTTATTTTCATTGAGCATACGCTCCAGCATCATCTTGTCGCCGAGCTTTGCACCAAGCATATTGCCGATCTGACTATCGAGTAGTTTCTCGTCGCGGGTGCCGGGGTAGAAACCGAGCTTGGCTGCGCCGGTGGTAGCGCACGGATTTGTAAACACGATGATCTTATCAATCTTGTGAGACTCCAGAAGCTTGAACATGTAGGCCATGGCGATATAGCTCTTGCCTGTCCCGGCTGGACCGTGGAGCATCGTGATCTTATTATTGGCGAGACTGTCGAAGGCAAGCTTCTGGTAGACATCACCGTTTTTGGCCTTGACAGTATCAAACATCATGCTCTTGAAGCTCTTGTAATCGACCTTGACATGGGTTTCTCCCGTCCAGCGGAACATATCGGTGACATTGCTGTCCTTGTCATAGAGGATGATGTACTGGTTTGGGAGCAGATCATAGATATTGGCTGTTGGATTCTCATACAGGGCGGCATGCTCTGCATCGTCGAGAACTGTAACCTCCTTATAACCGGTGTAGTCATCGTTGCGGAGGATGTCTGATGTGGAGCAGACGGGGAGGTCGAAATAGCCGGATGCGATGAGTTTACAGCAGATATCATCGGTGCAGAATGTAAAGTCGTCCTTATATCTGTCATAGACTTGCTTTGCGATTGCGCAGATTTCAGAATCCACAGTGTCCGGGACAGCGGGCGTGGAGACAGTGACGGAGTTTGTGTCAATCTTGATCTGCGGGGTGGCATCGAAACATTTCCATTCAAGTGTATAGCTGCCGTCTGTGCGGTGCTGGTCCAGCAACTTTGCCATCTGACGAGCTTTGTAGCGGACAGAGTCGTCCTTATTGTGATTGGTCTTGATGTTCTCAAGCTCATTCAGCGTACAAACGGAGATGTAAAACGGTTCATCGAAAGCAGCCTCGCCCATATTAAGCAAGGCGCAGGTATCATAGAAGTACAGAATAGATCACCTCATTTGAATTTCATATTGCAGTTTATTTAACGGTGTGATATAGTTAAATCAAAATTATTGAAGGAGGAACACACCATGCCGAGAACCAAGGGAAGCAAGAACAAATCTAAAACCGTTGCTGTTGATTATGCAGCACAAATTGCCGAAGAACAGGCTGCTAAGGACGCGGCGATTGCTGAATTGGCCAATGCCGAAACTGCCGTAGATGATCTGATGGCACAGTTGGCTGATTTGAAAGAGGCAGTAAAAGCAAAAAAGGCAAATATCAAAATAATTGATAAGGCTATTGCAAGGCTGGAGGCCAAGAAAGCTAAAGCAGATGCAGCTGCCGAGGCCGAAGCTAAGAAAGCCGAAGCCCAGGAAATGGTGGGCAAGCTTCTGGCTGAGGGCATGAGCGTTGACGAGATCCTTGAAAAATTGAAGTAACTTATTGGCCGTGCAGGGTGACTTGCGCGGCTATTTTATTCGTCGATGCAAAGGTAAATAGTGTTGTCGCCAACATATTGAGAATCCACTGCGGCAATGTTGTAGTCGCCGTTGGCGGTCTCGATAACGACACGAGTATCAAGGTCGCCATTGTCGAGAAGCTCATGAATAAGTTCGCGTACTGTCATGGTTTGGTTGTTCTCCTTTTGACTTTTCCGTCTACGATGGATCGCAGCGAATAATCACCGGCGTCAAGCAGGCAGCCAAAGCTATCCGATGACAGGATGAGGCCAATGTCAGGTTTGTTGCTGTCACATACTGTTACATGGCGGCCATCCATATCGAAATCAAGATTTACATAGTCAAATCCTTCGTCCAGCTTACGCTTGGCAAAGCGGCGTTCCATATCGGATGGGGCATATGCCTCCAAGTGCCAGCTGCTGGGGATGTTATCACTTATAAGACATCCACCGTCAATCATAGAAAAACAGCAAGAGCTGCACCCTGTTTTCAGATTGCAATATTCCTTTAGCTTTATGGCCGCTTCTCTGGCCTCGCGTGTCATCCTTGCGTTGCGGACTTCTTTGTTTGAAATCATATAAATAAACACCCCATACCCACCCGCGCTGATGCGCCACCATTATGTAGTTATTCTGCGAGATCAGACTCTTGCTTTGGTTCTGTTGGCGTCAGGATAAAAATGCTGTTCAGCGTTGTGATACGAAGCTCTGTGTCGCAGTTGTCGGATTTTTCTGTGATCTCGACACCCTGTACCATGCTGGTCTGCAGGTAGCCGTTTTTGCGGTTGCCTTTGTTATCACACAGATAAAACAAAGCAGCACTTTTACCGATGTCTGGAATGATAATTTGCCAGAAGGTGGAGCCGATACGTTTGAGGTAGCTGCCATCCGTGCGTTGCTTATATGTATTGACGTCGAGAACATCTTTGAGATACCAGCATTTACTGACGTCGTGGATGGTCATTGTATAGTTGCTGGTTATTGTGTTGTTTTCAGTCATTAAAGTCATGTTCCTTTATGTTTTTGCGATTCTGTTTGATAATTTTTCTGTTCTGTTTCTTTTGTACTTTTTTAAGAAAGCTGCAGCCATTGCAATTTTGTTTGTTTTTGCACCGCCAACAATTATCAGTGTCAAGCCACCACCAACGAGGAACAGATGGGCGTGGTTTGCGTTTGGCTTTTGACATAACTATTTCTCCATTGTGGTGTTAAAAAGTATGGTCTTACAGTCTGCGCCGTATCGTTCCTGCAGGAAGGTCATGAAATCATCCATGGACAGGTTTTCTTTAAAGAAATCGTAGCCGAAATGCTGCGGCGAACACTCGTAATACGTAGCCTCAAAAGAAGTTGGGTTTACGAAATTTCTCTCTGTTATGGTGCTATCATAATGACCACCATAGTAATACAGGCACGGACGGTGGGAAAAAACAGTCTTACTGCAATACAGGCCGGGGCATTTTTTAGCTTTGGCGGCATCGAACAGGCTATGAAACGAGGTATACGAATCGATGGTTGCGTGCATTTCTTCCTCTGTGAACATAAGGCGGCTGAAAATATCTTCATATTCTTTGCCTTCATACAGGCAGTATGTGACATTATACAGTTTGTGCATTACTTACTCTCTTTCATGATTACCCACATATCTTTCCAAGGCGGGTTTCCGCCGGAGACTATGGCGTATTGTGGCGTTACCGTGTACCTTGGGCGAAAATCTAAAGACATACGAGATAAGCTATTTTTGTAGGAATCGTTGGCGTGTTGGCACATGGTATGATAGGCTTTTTCGTAGCTATCCTCAAAGTATTCGCAGGTGACAATGGGCTTATCTTCGTAACCGCTGCTTTGCAGTTTTACAACCTTATAGGGCCATAATTCATCGTTTTTACTTTTGGCCGGAGGAACCAAAGCCGCCAACGCCGCGATCAGTTTCATCAAGTTCTTCTACCTCCACAGGCGTACACAGAGAAATGGGCTGGATGACGAGCTGGGCGATGCGGTCACCGACATCGACGACATAAAGTTCATTGCTATAATTATGCAAAGCCACCTTGACTTCGCCGCGATAATCGGAGTCTACAATGCCAACACAGTTGGCAGGAGCGAGGCCATGCTTAGACGCAAGGCCGCTGCGTGCGTAAATACAACCCATATAGCCAGTTGGAACAGCGATTGCAATGCCTGTTGGTACCATTACAGTTTCGTGCGGAAAAATAAAGATGCCTTTTGCAAATGCTTGTTCCCAATCAGAATCAGTCGCAGCCCAAAGAGAATCAAAT